CGAAGACTGACGGCGTGGCATGGGACTGGATGAAGCCCTGCTACTGGGACTTGGTGCACTACGCTTGTGATGTTCAAAACAACGTATAACAACTATGGGAACAATTAAAGGACAAAACCTTCGTGTGATGGTAGGCGGCAAGTGCATCGCAATGGCCACCTCGTGCCAAATCCACATTGGAACTCAGCTTGAGGATGCGTCAACCAAGGACTCCACAGGCGACTGGCAGGAGCAGGAGGTGACTGGCTTGAACTGGGACGCAACCACCGACTCGCTGGTGACTCTCGAGGACAACGGTACCAACGGCGAACTGCCACAGGACTTGATGTCACTCATCATCAACAAGACACAGGTAACGCTGTCGTTCGACACTACTGCTGGTGCAAACAACCGCGTGGGTCAGAACAGCGTCATCAAGCGCAGCGGGACGGCCTATCTCACGGATTACAACCTGACTGCACCCAACCGTCAGAACTCGACACTGAACTGCAAGTTCACAGGTACGGGTCCGTTGGCGTAACTGGAATACTTATCTCTCTGAATAAAATGTCAATCGTCAAGCCCTGCCGCCGCGCAATATCAGCGGCGGGGCTTTTCACAACAACCTAAACAAAGAGAACAATGGCAACAATTAAAGGTCAGAACCTTCGCATACTTTTGCACGAGCCAGACTCAGAACAGAGTCCGGCTTGCATAGCCGCAGCCACCTCATGCACGGCGCATATTGCGTTGCAGGTGCAAGAAGATACCACCAAGGATAGCGAAAACGATTGGATTGAGAATGAACCCGTCGGTGTGAACTGGGAAGTGGACGTTGAAGCCCTCGTGGTTAATGAGGACGAAGGCGGTGCATACACCGCTGCCGACCTCGTAGTAGGCATGGTGTACGACTTGAAGTTCAGCCGCACGCTCGGTGCTGCTGGAAGTCAGAACCGCGACGCCACCAGCAGCCTCGTCAACATGAGCGGAGAGGCTATTCTGTCAGACCTCACCATCACGGCGCAAGTGGGCAATATCGCCACCTACACCGCCAAGTTCACGGGTAACGGCGAGTTGACCCAGGAACCGGAACCTTCATCATCTGAGTAACAAAAACAAAAAAAAGGAACTATGATCACGAAAGAAGTAACCATCTGCGGTAAGCAGGTCATGCTGGCATATTGCTATGCCACCGAAATCAGCTACAAGGTACTTACTGACGAGAATATCGAGGTGTTCATGGGCGAGGTTGGTGTGGCTCTCACCAACGAGACGATGCCAGACGTCAAGAAGAGCATCATGCTTATCCTGGCATCCATGATGTCCTATTATGAGTTCAAGGACGAGAAAGCACCCCTCACCGACAAGGAGCTGATGACCAATACCACCCCAAGCGAACTCGGCAACGCCGTCGGTGTCATCGTGGGCCTGCGCCACCAGTTCTACTACGTCCCCAAGGACGAGCAGGACAAGGCTAATGATGAAAAGACGGACGAAGAGCCAAAAAACGCCTGAACGCCCTCGATTATTATCAAATTTTCGTGGGCGAGAAAGGCATTAGCCGCACCGACTTCCTCTACCGCATCAACTTCATGGAGGCGCAACGCCTGATGCGAGGCTTTGGGCGCAGGAACGCCGACATGTGGAGTGCTATCCGATGGATGACCTTCAACGTCATGGCAGTCATGCCGTATGTCGATTTGAAGAAAGCCTGCATCCGCAATCCGAGCGACCTCATCCGCTTCCCGTGGGACAACATAGACGCTGACGAGACCGGCGAAGGCACCATCCTGAGCGACGAGGAAATACAACGCATGCAACAGATGATGCGCGAAGAGAACGAAAGGCTGAAAAACGCTGGAAAGTAAACCCCTGCAAGCATTTTGCCCGATTAGTAAACAGCTAATCGGGCAATTTTATTATGGCATTAGTAATCGACGACACACTCATCAGCAACCATGAGCAGAACCTACGCGCTGCCATGAGCACCGACCCAAAGATGCGGAAGGTGATACAGCAGCATATCCGTGAGGCACTGTTCGAGGCCCGTCGTGATGTCATGACCGCATTTCCAGCCGAGAGCGATCCACGCGAGGCCCGTCGTGCAATACGCACCAGCGTTTATGACAAAGTTCTTGGCGGCAACATCAACATCTTGACCGGCAATAAAGCCCACGGCACCAACAGCTACGAACCACAACGCACACTCGTTCCAGGTCAGCGTGGTGGTAACCGCAGGAAGCGTTCGGAGCGCACCAAGCAGATTATGTCCTACGCCCCGTTAGACCGTGGTTTCATCCTGCGCTTTGTTAATAGCGGTACAAAGACGCGTGTCATCGGATTCCGCAACACGCTAAAGGGCAACCGTGACCGATATAACAGCCACGTCACCCGCATCACTCGTGGCGACAAGGCCAACACCGGCAACCGTGGCGCAATAGCCGCCCGCAACTGGTTCAAGCAGTCAGCCGAGAGCGCACTTGGAACGGCTGCGGCCAATATTGCGGAGATGATAGAGATAGAAGCAGCAGCCATCGCAAGAGGAGAATAACGAAAACAAGATATATATTATGGCAGACAGCATACTTAAACTTCGAGTCGAATCTTCGGAATATGACGCAAAACTGAAGAAAGCCGCCGAGGGCATCCGCCACTTGGCTGATGTTGCTCATCAGGGAGGCGGTGAACTGACCGGGCTGGAGAAAGCAGAACTGGACTACGTGAAGGCACTTGGCGAGATGGAAACCAAGTCGAAAACAGCGTCTGGCAGCCTCCGTGAGTTAGAAAACACGTACAAAGAGCTGAAGGTCATCTACGACCAACTGAACGATGTTGAAAAGGCTGACGAGGGCGGCAAGGCTCTCGCCGCTTCATTAGAGCAGATCAAACAACGCGCACAGGAAGCCAAGACGCAGCTGGATAACGCAAGCAAATCGCTTAACAATAACGAGCAGGAAGCAAAGCAGTCATCAGGATTGCTCGATACCCTGGCCTCGAAATTTACTATTAACGTCGATGCCATTAAGCTGTTTAATATCGGGCTACAAGCAGCAAAAGGTGCACTCGACGTAGCAAAGGATGCTTTCATGTCATCGGAGGCCAACGTTGACGAATGGGGACGGGTGATGGATTCAAGCAAGAGTCTATACGAAGGATTCCTGACAGCACTGAACACTGGAGACATCAGCGGGTATCTGAACAATATCGATAGTATAGTGCAAGCAGCGCGAACAGCTTACAATGAACTCGACCGCCTGGGTACTATGAAGACCATCCAGGCACCGCAGATGAGTGCTCAGCAGACCGAAAACGAGCGCATCCGCAGCATGATACAGACAGGTCGATACATCGCTCCTATTGACGGGCGTAGAAACGCCGTGTTCAATGGCCGCGAGATGCAAAGCGGTGACAAGCTGACGGCTGGGCAGATACGTGCACTGGAAAAGCAGTTGCAGAACGGCATGCAGAAGGTGGTGACGCTGGTAGGTAACGAGGTAAAGCAGACAAGCAAAGCTATCGATGCCGTCTATAACCGCCAAGCACAAGAACTGGGAATGGGCATCGATGAGTTCCGCAAGGGCACGTCGTCAATGGCTGAGTTCGATAAGCGCATGGCAGGCTACGACCAATACCAGAAGTGGAGAAATGAAAACTACTACACAGACAACTGGGGTAACAGGCGAGTAAAAGAGGGAAACCCATTTGAGGAATACAAGAAATGGGGCACCTTCCGTGTGGATGGTGAAAGATATAACGACCTGGTACGGCTGATTCAGCAGCGCGATCAACAGGCAGGTCAGGCATACGGCATGCAGTCGCAATCATACCGAGCTATGAACCGCGCCGAAGGATTCACCGTCAGCAAACTGATGAAAGGTGATACTACCAAGTCAGGCAAGTCCACCAAGACCGAGCAGACCGAACTTCAGCTGAACCAGACGAAAATCAATGCGCTGACGCAGGAGTATGTGAAACTGGGTGATGAGAGCACCGAGGCAGCACGTCAGCGTCAGGCAGAGATACAGAAGGAAATCGAGCTGTTGCAACAGCGCAACGGGCTGCTGGGACTACGTGCTGAGCAAGCACAGGGCCGTCTGCTTAGCAATGACGATATAAAGCGTAAGGCTGAAATCGACATGCAGGTCAACACCAAGCAGATTGAAGACCTGCGCAGGCAGTTGGCTGAAATTGAGAAAACGACAGCCACCGTCAATGTGGATGCCACCCAATCGCCCGACTTCCTCTCTTTCTCAAAAGGTATGCCAAAGCCGCGTGAGGCTGGCGGTAGGGACATCAGCACCAAGTCCGTCACCATCACGGCCACAGACGA